GGTATTGCCACCCAAGATGACGGCCTCTTGCAGCACCTTGTGGGCCAGCAAAGTTTGGGTAGCGGCCAAAGACTTGACGTCCTCGTAGCCCGTCGCGGCGAGATCGGCCTCCATGGTCACGTAATTTTCGACGCCCAGCGACTTGTAGACGGCGTTGTAGTCCTTGGTTAGCTGATCAATGATCTGGCCGCGCCCACCCTCGGACACCCCGGCGCGGACGCCTTGGAGCTTGACGCCCGTCACCGCCCGCCAGTTGGCTTGGGTGCCATACCCCATCGTCACACGGGGGATGCTATTGACAAGCGGCGCAGTCCATGGGATCAGCTTTTTTGACGGCGCCTCCAGGTCGTAGCCGGCCAGCCCGGTCGTGGCGCCGCCGGGCTGGGTGTAGGACTTGATGACATCAGGATTGGGCTTTTGCCGGGCCGCCACCACGGCGGAGCGTGCGGCCTGCAAGATGGTGGGATCGATGACTGGCATGGATTTTGCTCTCAGATGTTGATGATTTTGTTCGCCCGCGCGTCGCGGACGGCGGCGGCTTGCTCAGCCAGGGTGGCCGGCACGCCGGAGATCGTGGGGGGCACTTCAGGCGGCGCCGGAGGTGGTGCTCCGGCGGCGACACCATCGGCCGCCTTGCTGACCGCCATTACCGCACCCTTGGGGGGTGCTGGCATGGCTCGCAGCCGGGTCAGCTCATCTTGCAGCTGGGCGGTGTGCGTGAGCAGAGCCTCGGTCAATCCAAGGGCACCTGTCTTGGTGGCGGGCAGCGCCAGCGACTTGAGCACCTCGTCCGCCTCAGCATCCGACAAGGATGACGTCGGTGCTGGCGCTGATTTTTGGGCATCATCACCCTTGCCGTCATCGGCAGAGATCCCGTCGAGCGCCGCCACCGCATCATCGTGAGCCTTGGCGGCGGCGCGGTGAGCGTCAGCCGCTTCCGTCGCCTTTTTCTTGGCGGCATCAATCTTGCTTTGCGTGGCCGCACTGATGCGCTTGCCGGACTTGGTGGCATCGTCCACGGCTTGGGTCGCGGGCGTCGTGGCCGGATCGTTGTCCTCCAGGATCTCGGAGGCGATAAAGGCCTTGATGCGGGCGATAGCCTCGCGCAGATCGAGCACTTGTTGGGATGGCTCGCCAGGCTCATTGGACTCACCCGCATACACGCACATGATGGTGCTTAATGCATCGATGGCCCTTTGGGCATCCCAGACCTCGTCACCCAAGTACGCCTTAAGGGCGTCTGGCATGATTGTTGCTCCTTCGTATGCTTTGGCCACCGATATGGTGGCCTCAGGGTTGCACGGGACGTCTACCACGCTCACCTCTCGCATGGCCCCGATGTAGATGCGGGTGACTGAGCGGGAGCCGGTAGCGGTCTTGGCCACTTCAACCGCGCGGCCCGTGACGGCCGCGCGGATTGAAAAGCCCTTGAGGGTGCCGTCACGGATCATGGCCTGGGTGTCAGGGCGCCCAGCACTGATCATCGCGGTAAGGTGGATGGTCTTGGTCGCGTCGTCGCAGCCAAAGCCAACCGCGCGCCCCACAGGCTTGAGGGCGTCGTGCTGCTCCCGCACATTGCCGGGCCACGCGGCAAATGATGCCTTGGCGCTCTCATAGTCGATGATCTCGCCCGTGAGGTCGATGGCCTCCGAGGTGGCTACGCCCTCGACGATCATGCTCCCGTCGGGCTGATCCCGCCACTTGCAAATGTCGCCGTAGATGAGGGTGTCTGTCATGGCATTAGCCTGGGTAAGACGGCGCAGCGGCAGCGCGGATGGCCTGGGGTGGTATCAATCCCGCCAGGCACAAAGAGATCATCGATACCGATGACGCCTTGCTCCTCACGCTCTTGGCACCCCTCAGACACGCGGTCATCCTCGCTCGTGCTCCAGTATTTGCCCTGCACCACCCCCGACTTGCGATAGCTGATCATGGCGCCCTTGCTATCCGCAATGGCCATCTCAGTCCGGGCAATGATGTCGGCACGATCTTTGCCAAACGCCCCACACTCTAGCACAGCCCGTGCCAGCTCATCCGATGACGCACCCACTGCAAGGGCATTGGTGACGGCCGCGCGAACAGCATCCCGTGTGGGGCTGTCAATGGCCCATTTTGCGGACGGGTTAGCAAAAAACGTACCATCTTTTTTTCGGCGCATGCCGACCAGTTCGGCGGCGCGGTCTTGTGCCCAAGCCATGGTGCTATCACCTAGCACTGTCACCAGCTCAGCCGGAGGCGACTGGATGCCGATCTGATCCAGCCCGGCCAGAGCGCCAAGCCGCGCAGCATCCACCATGCGGGGCTGCATGATGGCAATGGCGCCCGTAAGCTCCTTAGCAAAATCTATGCCAGACAATATCCTGTCCGCTTCGGCCGCCGCCTCGTCATCATCGGTAGCGGCCTTGGCGGTGTCGCGGGTGCCTTGCAGCGCCAGCACGCGCTCGGAGATCACCACACCCACCCGCCAAAGCTCGCCGGATAGTGCCCGGCGAGCTTTGGCGACCTGGGCCATCATGGCTGGACGATCCGGGTCGATGGGCTCGATCCCACCCGCTGCCTTGCGAGTCTCTTGGTACCCGGCAAGGCGGGGTGGCTCGCAGCAGATCACCGCCCAGCTCACGCGCCACCCCGGATCACCTGCACCAGCTCATCCCCCACATGCAGATGCACTGCCGTCTCTACGATGACAGGATCAGGTGCCACCCCAAGAGCCTTGGCAGCCTCAGCGGGAGTCATGGCGTCGCCATCATTACCTTCCGGCGCCGGCGCTGGCGCCGGCGCTGGCGCCGGAATCGGCGCCGCTGGGGGTGGGGGTGGGGGTGGGTTCGCCGCAGCAAGGGTCGCCACTTGCTGCGGCGTAAATGCCGGGCGCCCGAGCTGCTCTCGGGCCTCGTCGATGGTGATGAGCTTGCTGGACAGCTGCAATGCCGTCACCTGGGTGCGGATCATCGGATCAGATATTTGACCTTCGGGCCAAATTAATTTTACGTCCGAGTATCCGGCTGCATCCAAAATAAATGAGTAAGTTTCAGCCAGCCATTTTTTGCGGGGCTCAAGCCCCTCCATTATCGCAGTATCTCGCGCCTGCTGGGCGGTAGCCCTGTTCATTTGGCTGACAAATGGCGTAGGATCAATACTAAATGCATAACATAATAACCGCATAAGCCATTCATCGGTTTTGTCAGTTAATACCGCTTCGCGAGTCTGCTTAAATGTCTCAGCCATCCGCGCGGGCATAAATCGCAGCGAGCGGCGTTTATCAATACCGCTATCCTCGGCTGCGATCAATCTATCGTGCCAGCCTTGCCACTGCTGTATCTGCTCGGCAGACCATCCTTCCGGCGCCCCGGCAATACCATCCGGCACCGTGCCTTCCGTGTAATATCTTTTTAAGTGCGCATGGCGCCGCTCAATAATATCTACAAGCGGTAATATCTGCTCTACTGGACTGGTGGCATATAATCTCCCATTTACCGGGCGCATTGGATTATATATCAATTCATCACGCCAATATTCTACCACAGGCATGCCCTTTATTATTTGACGATATGCCGGGCCGTCTATAGGTATTCTGCCAAATTCATCAATCAATGGAGATATTGTTGTTCCATCAATTATTTCGCATCCCCAGTAATCACCAGAAATAGTTTTACGAATATATACTGACGGGGCGCCGACGGTTAAATCATCCTCCAGTAGCTTACGCAAAAAGCTATCCCTTGTAGAGTATGGCGCCGGTATCTGGATGACCTTTCGCGCGGCATCAAGCCGAGATTGCGGCACGGTGGTACCTTGCAGCCTTGGTGCCACATCCCAGTTGAGTTGGCACACCTGATCCTTAATGGTCTCGATGAGCATGCGCACCACAGGCACCCATGATGCCTCCCGCAATCGGGCAAAGCCAATCCGCTCATAAGTGCGCGGCGAAAAAGCGATATTGTACCCGGCGGCATAATCCCAGGCTCGGCCAGCAACTCCGGCCGCCTCGGCAGCGGCCTCGGTTTTGTATGTCGGATCAATCGGTCGACCAGGGCCAAACCAAACCCCGCTAAACGCGTTCCACGCCGCGCCGGCGGCTTGAGTAAATTTATTTGCCATATTTATCCATCATGAGCTTAAACATCCCATCCATTTGAGGCTGAGGCGCATACATCATCATAATTGCATCAGCCATATTTGGTGAGCGCTGTCCTTCCGGGGTTTTATCCACAAATAATTTTCCATTTCCGTTATTTATATCGTAAACGGCCCTTGATAATTCTGCCATTAACTTTGTTCTTGTCTCTGGATTTATTTCTTCCGAAATACTTATTAATTCGTCCGATGGATATTGCCTGCCCTCGGTAATGGCTAAGTGGGTTTTTTCAAATCTCGCCCTTAAACCCATCCAGGACTGAGCTTTTAAGTTTTGGTAATAGTCTCCATTTGTGCGGACACCAATACCAATACCATCACCCTTAAATGCAGGCCGCTCTTTGTCCATCACCTCACCGGAGCCCCGAAAAGGCACAAAATCGCGCCTGGAATTAACCCTGTCGGGCCGGGTATTGATTTGTGCCACATCCCCCCGGATGCCCGCCCCAAGCCCATCAGCATCATATCGAGTCAGTCCGACGTCATGAGCATCGGCAAGCATTACCGCTCGCTCCGCCGTCCAAAAAATAGACTTACCTTGCCCGCTCCAAGCCTCGATATGCTTGACCTCAATACCATGGCGATACCCCCATGCATTAAGGTCAAGCCCCTCATCGGCGACATCTAAGGCCGCTATTTTTTGGCCATCGACAGGCAGCGCCAGCCGCCTTGCCGCACCAATTGCAGATTGCACCCATGAGCTCGGGATAATCACGCCAGTACGTGATGCAGACCAATCCAGATCTATTTCTTGCGCCACAATGAGCGAGTTTAGATTATCGCATTGGCGTCTATACCAGGCATCATCCTTGCGCGGGTCATCGCGCCAATGGAAATAAAATACCCTTCGAGCGGGCCATGCATGGCATTGCTCAGCAAATGGGTTTTCCAAGCCATTTACAGAACTTATTTTTATAACGCAGCGGGTGTTTTGACTTAATGCCGCATCGACCTTTTGAGCCCTGTCAATAAATGCCGCCTCATCGACCCCGTATATTGTCGCTCGCCCACCTCTACCTATATTATCCCCAGCCTCACCCCGAATAACTGAGCCAGTTTCCGGGATTTTTATTAGCATATATTTATCGCTTCCCTGAAGCCCATCACGCCACCCCCCGTTAAATTCTTTCGGGAGCAGCGCGAGGAACATTCTGACTTTAAAAAATATACTGTCTGGGTCTCCAGCGCGGTCTACAAGTATTTCTTTTCTTGATCCAAACCCCGCCACAAAATCATTATTAAATAGACACAGCGTCGAAAATAATGCGGCCAGCATCCACGTGAGCCCCATATCTCTAGATTTTGGCGCATTGCCAAATTCTTGCGCCGCCATGCGCTCCAAGACCCACCCCAAAAACTTTTTTTGGCGCGGGAAGAGCATCAGAGGGATGGTGGCCGGATATCTTGTGCCGACCAAGCGGGGGTCGAAGGTGCAACCCCAGTCCTCAATAAAATCCACTGGATTGCTGCGGTAATATAGCTTTAATGCCGGAATTATGTTAGGGCGATTGCGTATTTTTATCAGGTTATCTCGGCGCCATCGAAAGACCCCCGCATAGTCCGGCGCCAAGAAGTCAAATTTGTACGGGTAAGCCATTTTTGATAATGAAAATTATCACAAATAAGTTAATATCTTGAGTTAATCGCTAGGATTTGATCAGCTCTTGATAAGCCTTTGCTGCCTCGACCGGATCATCAGGGATCGATGTATCTGCTGGCGCTGGTGGCGGCTTGATGGCATCTTGCACCTCTGGCTTGATGAGGGCCAAGGGGATATGAGACGCCGCCCGACTGGCCTCGCCCGCGAGTTTGGCCAGAGATAGCTCAGACCCGAGCTGCATCTCACTGACCGCTTCGCCGGCTGCGACGCGCTGCGCCAGCGCGGCCACTCGGGCGGACATCATCGCCAAGAGATCGGCGGACAGGCGCGCACCATGCACGCTGGCTCGGGCCAAGCTGGCACTTGCAGCACGCATGTGGGCGGCAATATCCAGGACTTCGGCTTGTTGCGTATTGGGCAAATCCAGCAGCGCCGCCTCTGCGCTAACTATTTGATTTGCAACATTTTTTGATGTTGCAGCCCGTTGCGCAACACCGCGCGATACCGTGGCCCTATCGACACCCATGCGGCGGGCCACCTCAGATTGACTCAGACCCTCGATGGCGATTAGTCGCACGGCCTCGGCCTGCTGCTGGGCGTCAAATTTGGGGCGCCTGCCACGCGGCTTGGGCGCTTTGGGGGTGGGTGGCATGCATTTATTGTGCCACCGCACCTGCGGTGACAGTTGACGCGGGATGTGGTAGGTGTCGGATCAGTGCGCTTGGCATCCCGCTGGTCGTTGGCGCAGGGCAAGCGAGTGGCGTTCGACTCGGCGTGAACTTTACAATTGCCGCCGTACAAATATGCTTGACATGCGCCTTTTCTTGCCGTACAGTAATACCACTGTAGCACGGAGCGCAGCAACAAACCGGAGAGCAAAGTGAGTAAGTGGCAAATTGAGAGCACGATTAGCGGCGTGATCATCGGCGTGTACGAAGGCGCGGATGAATCCGAAGCGCTTGAGGCCATGGCGAAGGACGCAGGGTATGCCGACTACGCAGAGGCCACCAGCGTCACCGGTGTCGACGAAGGTGAAATCCTCGTCACCAAGGTGGTCGAGTGAGCCCCGCCCCAGAGCGGAAGCGCCCGGGGCGAAAGCCCCTGGCCGATGGGGGAGGAAAGACCGCACGCGTTGAGTTGCGCGTGCAGTCCGACACAAAGGCCGCCTGGCTGGCCAAGGCCGCCGAAGCCGGGCTGACGCTCCAGGCGTGGATTGAGAAGCGATGCAACGCCAAGCGCTGACGTCCATCAAAGCGGTATTGGCTTGGCACGCGCCAGGGCACGGGCCGACACACAAGGCGACACGCCGCGCCGCGCTTCGCCGGCTCGAATGGCAGCGACTTCCACCGCCCGGAATCGACGGCGCAAGGCTTGACGCCACCGCAGGTGCGACCCCGCCACCGCACCTGCGGTGACAGTTGACGCGGGATGTGGTAGGTGTTGTCATTGCTTACCCGCTCACACGTCGGCCGGCGAAGCGCGGGCGAGATAGCTGGCACACACGGCTAGCTCGGCCTGCCATTCGCCGGGGCGCTGGCCGCTCCCACGTGCGACCAGCACCAGCACCGCCAGGATCTGCGTTCGCTCTGCGGGCGTCGCGTCGGGCGGTGTTATTTTTTTGGCCAGGCCGTGGAGGGTCTCGTAGTCCCAGGCAGCCAGCACCTTGGAGATATACACCCCGGCTTGCTCCAGGGAGTAATCGGGCGCCGGGCGAGCCGTCATGGCACACCAATCCGCGTGCATCGCCATCAGGGCGGGTATGGCGTATTTTGCAATATTCATTTCGCACTTTCAAAAAATAAAGCCCCTTGCGGGGCTTGGAAGCACCATATTTTCCTGCTATTTATTCATAAACGCTCCTTTTTCAAAATTTAATTAAAACCCCACACTCGGCCATTTTGCGAAATCCATCGACCCCGTGCGTCGCACCGCTGGGGTATTGGGCTCCGAGCCAAAGCATCGAGAGCGCACATCAGCGCCAGCACGCGGCCCCGGCGTGCATACCGCATCTTGCAGCGTCGCTTTGCCCAGCGCCGTCATCTCCAGACACGGGAGCGCCGCGTATTCGCCGAGGCAACCCTCATGCGGTCGGTCGAGCAGGTACTCGACGATTTGCTCATCTTCGGCGCATACCTGCGCCAGCCCGGTAAACACCATTTTGTACATCAAGTCAATAACTGTACCCAGGCGGTTAACCTTGTGGATTGCCGCAAATCCATTAAGCGTTATTTTGCCACCATTGTTTTTGATTAATTGTAATGTTTCTTTGATTTTCGGATTCACTTTTAACTCCTGTTTAAGTGAATTTATTATGCATTATAAAAATGCAATCTTCAATCATTGTTGAGTAATATTGTAAGGATTACAGCCCCAAAAGCCCGGCGCAAAATCACGGCTGGCAAACCGCCGGACTCCGCCCCCATACCAGCATCGCAGCATCTCTTGCGTGCTCACTACTGCGGCCGATCCACCCGGTCACCCGGGCAAATGCTGGTGCCGTGAGCTTGGCGCCCTTGGCTTGCGGCGAGACCAGCAAATGCGGGATATTGCAGTCCCTGAGCATCTCCTCCCAGATGGCGCACTCACGCTTAATGGCTCCGGCACCTTGCTTGCGAGCGGCATCAGCGGCACTTCCGCGCTCGGTGCCATACCATTTTCGCAGTCGCGCATCCTCCATTACCACAAATGCTTTCCCGCCACCACAAATATTTTTTGTCCTTTCTAGCGCAAAATACGCCGCAATTGTTTCCAGCGCCAATATTTTTTTCTGTGCTGCGCCATAAATGCAAAATCCAGTATTTGAGCCTGGATCTATTCCGATGTAGATGTCAATCATTTTGACCGTATATTTACTAAATCCATTGGGATATAGATGATCCTATCCTTTATTTTTACCTTTGCCACTGATAGGTGGCCGCAGCCGAATGATTTCAGCAGAATCCCGGTTTGATTTTCAACCGCCCCATACCCGGCGCTTGAATACAACGGGAGATTAATTAATTTATTAATCTTGATTTTTTGCAGTTTGTTCATTTTTTGATTTTACCAATAAATCAAAAAATTCAAAGCCTGAGAAAATTAGTAGGGAAAAGCACCGCCAGCGAACCGGTCGGCTGCTGGCGGTGATTTGGATCGAGTGAGTGGATGATCACCGCAGCTGCGGTGAGCGGATCGGCACGATGGGTCTATCCAAGAGCGCCTCCTCCTCCCGCGCCCGCTCGGCAGCCTGCCGCATCATGCCGCCAGCCCGCTCCGCATCATCGGCAAGCCGTGCGGCTGCATTGGCCGCAAGCTTGGCCCTGATGACGGCGGCGTGACGGCCTGGCCCAGCTGCTGGCGCTGGTGGCTGCGCGGCACCGCATCGTGCGGCACCAGGCCAGCGCCCACACAGCGCCCGCAGCTCACCCGGCTTGAGTGCCCTAGCCTCATCAAGCTGATCAAGCGCCCACGCCAATGCCTTGGGGTGTACCCCGGCGAGCTTGCGGCACCAGTGAGCCTCTAGCTCGCCGTCGTGGATGCCCGCCCACGGAGCCCGCCAAGAGCTGCCGTATATCACGTCGTACCGACGCCATACCATCCGCACCACGCTCGATGGCGCTGAGGCAATGGCAAAGCTCTCCACCCTCACCACGCGACCACCCTCAATGACCGGTCGGCGCCCTTTTACCGCCAGCGACGAGCCCACATCCGCCGCCACTCCCGGAGTCGTCCCCGACTCACCGGCAGCCAGCGCCAGCGCCCCGGCCTTGATCACATCGCTCACGGCCCTCATGGCGTCCTCCACAAGCCTGCATCGACGCATTGGCGGGTGTACTCCTCGATCTCACGTGCCACAGCCTCTGGATCGGCTCGCATGGCCTCCACTGCGTCTTGTGTGGCCTTGGCCGATGCTGCTACAGCATCCCGGCGGTCTTGCCAAGCCTCCTTCGGGCGGCTTGACGGATCTTTGGGGTGCATGTAGGACGCGCGGAATCCCGCCCATCCCTGCCCAGCAGCATGCGTGATGGCCTCCACCAAGGTCAGTCCGACTTTGCTGGCCTCGACCTGGGTGGCATCAAGCACGGATTGCGTCAGCGGTGCCCGCTTGGCTTGGCGAGCTGTCATCCAGTCTTGCGCGCTCTGCTGGGACACGCCCAGCGCCAGCAGTGCATCGATGCCAAGGGCTGCTGACGACTTCCTGCCGCGCTTTTTCGCCTCTGGCCGCTCTTGAGGGGCGGCGTGTGGTGGCGCGACAGCGGCGCCCTCTACTCCAGCACGTAGTGATGGAGATGTGGTTGTGGTTGTGGTTGTGGTTGGCATTGCATATGCATTGCCGCTTGCAATGCTTGGAGCATTTTTCGCCCATCGTGCAGCCGCGGCAGCGGTGGCCTTGGCCGATGCTGTCGCGTGCTTGGCAGTGGCCTCCGCAATGATCTTGTCTGCCCTGGTGTGGCGCCAAACTCGGCGACCATCCGGCTCGGCCGAAAACTTAAAAAACTCGCTCACCACAGCATCAAGCGCCCGGCACTCTTCGGGGGAGTATGTCATGGCAAGCCGGCGCAGGCGGTCAGTATCGACCGGGAGCGGTCTTGCGTCACGGTAGTACACCAGCAGCAGGCGCGTGTAAACGCCAAGCTCGGTATTGCCTAGGTGCCCAACGTCTGACAAAAAGTCGTTGACGTAAAGCGGAACCCATGGTAGGGCGCTCATTCGGAGACCTTCCGGCGCTCGATGATGATGATTTTAAGCTCACGCCCTTCGGCGATGGCCGCGCTTACGCTGGGATATTTGCGCTGGAGCTGCGACAGGCTGACGCCGGCTAGCTTGGCTGCCTTGCGCCATGGATGGCCTGACATGCGCAGGCAGATGGCGGCGAGGACCGGCTCGGTGACGCCCCCGGCGTTTGGATTGGTTGCTTGGCTTGTGTCCATGTGCGGTACTGTACCGCATAGCGGTACAACGTGCAACGCCCGCAACCGGCCCACCGACATCGCCAGCCGCAGCATCGCGGCCATGATGGTGATTGGCTTACTGTGTATCTCCGAGTGGTGCAAGGTCTGGCCACAGATCGCGCCAGTCCAAGCGCAGATGCCAGACGCGCGGGGCCGGCAGCGCCAGCGCCAGCGCTGCGCGATGGAGTGCAATCGCCTTGGCCGGGGCGATTTGGCGATGGGATTGCCCCCGCGATACGCATGTCAGCGCGTCGCTTAAGGTGCGGTCACTCAGGGCAACGCCTGAGGTCTTGATGAGTAGCGCCCGAGTGGCCGGGCATGCGATGGTGTGCTGTGACATGCGGCCATTGTGGCCCCATCGCAGCAACCGCCGCGACAACCAGGAGCACCACATGACCCCCGCCAAAACGACCAAAATCGAACTCGCCAAAATGATTGGCTCTGGATGCAAGTACATCGTGGTGCAGCGCCACACCATCGACGGCATCCCCGCCGGGACAATCATCAGCAAGCATCGCACTCATGATGCTGCTTGCAAAATGGTGGGCACCCAGAAGCATTATTATGCCCGCGAGGTGCAGGAGCTGGACGCCGCTTTAAGCGCGGCGTTCGAGTAATTAAAAATAGTAAACCCCCAACTTTGCTGGGGGATGGTTATTCTCGGAGATCCAAATGATTAAATTATCAAAATCTCAGCAAGTTTTGTTTGATAAATTAAAAGCAGGTGAGGTTGTGTGCTACATGCGTGCAGTGCCGCGCCTAAACCCGTCTGAATATTTTTACGAATGGGAGAGCGGCGACCGGTGCACTCAAGCCGCGCGCGGCTTGATAAATAAAGGATTGGCCAAAATCAAAAAAAATAAATTTGGCTCTAATGTGCTATTGTTAATTCGTGAGGTTTAAGTCTGTCCGGGTTGATGCGGTTGTTAAGTGACGAGATCCTTGGGGCTTATGAGTGTCTTGGTAATTAATTAATTGGAGTTTTTAAAATGAGTAAAGAAATTTTGATTCACAAATTGTCTCAAATTGTTTTAAACGAAATTTCAAATATAATAGAACGTGAAGTACCTTATATTGTCGACATGCAGCCGGTTAAGGTGGCCGTTGAGAAGCAAATGGTTGATCTTATTGATGGCAATCTAATCGAGATGTGGCGCTCAGAATGGCGCCAAGAAATGATAATGGCCGAAAAGGCAAAAGCGGATGTGAAGCGGAATATGGAGCTTGGCGCGGCGGCCGAGGTGTGTGGCCGCTCGAATGCTCAAGCCCTAGCTGAGCAAGTGGGCGAGGTGTTTGATGCCATCTCAGATGCATCACCCGACTCTACCGATGCCTTACAATGCGCTTGCCGGTGCGTGCTGGCGCTGATTAATCTACGGGATTGACTTAATGACGACAAGCCCCTTGCGGGGCTGTATTATTTGATGCCGAGTATCTCGGCGCACCGCTCAAGCCATTGCTTGAGTGTGTCGGGACAATCAAGCGGCGTCGGCAATCAAAAACTCCTCCAAGGATTTGCCTTCAGCCAGAGCTTGAGCCAGCCACTTCGGCTTCAAACCACGGCCAGACCAAGTCTCTCCCGTCGCTGGGTTGCGATACTTGGCGGGCACCTTACTGGGCCGCTCTTTGGCCGGAGTCGACTTGTGCTGGATGGCGGTCGCCGCGGGCGCGGCCAGACCCAAATCAGCGGCCGTCAAGCCCGCCTCGGCCATGATGTCGCGCACCTTGGCGATAGCCTCCGCTTTGGCCGAGGATTGCAAATCTTGGATCTGTTTATCCAGGGCATTGCGCCGGGCTAGCAGCTGGCCCAGCGTGAGGGTGGCCGACTCAGTGTCGGTGGTATGCGCATCGGCTTGGGTGTCTTGATGGGTATGAGTGTGCATGTGGCGCTCCTGTGGACATAGAGGATGGATGCGACTATACATTAACAACACACCAAGTCACTCAACAATTAGCCAAATAATTTGCGTTGCGCGTAACGGTGGCGTACATTAACACCCATGGACAGCGCAACGGGCGCTGCCAAGCAAACCAGGAGATGGAAATGAACGCCCAATACCGAGAATTTGCCCGTGCCGCAATTGCCAGCGCATCCGTGCGCGCATCTGACGATGCCGCCCAAGTGGCTGAGCTTGAGCAAGCAATAGCTCAGATGCAAATCAACTTGCAGGCGGCAAAAAAACGGGCCGAAGTATCGAAGGCCTCGCTGGCGCGGCTGATAGGACTTGAGGAGGGTTTGGAGTGACTAAGGAGATCAGACTTGCCGAGCGCGCAGCGATAAAGTCGCCAGGCGCACTCCGGGCCGAGACTCATAGGGCAAAACTGGGCCGCGAAGGGGTTAAAAAGTACCGGGGGAGCACCGGGCTCCACCCCGCCGAGCATGCTGCCGTGGTGGCTGTCGTGGAGTGGATTAAGCGGCGCCGGAAGCACGGGCAGCCGGGCAGCATGCACCCACTGATGAGGATTGTGGGGGGTGATCATGAGTAACGCATCCCGCTCTGCGGGCATCCAAAGCCGGGCAAATGCCTGGATCGAGCGCCACCGGCAACCGCGCCGGTTGGGGGTTTGGGGGCGCCTGCTGGCGCTGATTTTTGGGGGGGTTGAAATGATTGGGCTAACCCGCGCCGAGCAGGCGCACATCGACGCTCAGGCCACCGTGGGGCTGGCCAGCGTCACCAAGTGGGCGGCCGATCTGGCAGATGAGGCGGCGGACGAGGCTGCAAATCCCACGATGGAGCATTACATCGCCCTACCGTGGTCAGATGATCACGACCAGCGCCAGCAGTGCATCGATGCCGCTCTTGATGAGCTGACTGCGACGCGGCACGTGGTGATGCATGTGACTCACGCCGTCGGGCTTGCTGACCGGGCCGCATCGTCGCAGCCCAGGCTTGGGCTGTCAGTTTGGACTCGGCGCAAAAAATAATACGCTTCGCTTAAATTAATTAAATCTTTAAATCTGGAAAATCATGGCAACACAAACAATTATCATTGGCGAGTCCGGAAGCGGGAAGACATCTTCCCTTCGTAATTTAAATCCGCTGGATTGCCTTTTGATTCAGGCGGAGCGAAAGCAACTGCCGTTTAAAAATGGCAAGACGTGGAAGGTATTTGGTGCGGATACCAAAGACAAATGCGCTGTAATGGTATCCGACAATGGGCAATCCATTGTAAAAGCAATGAAAAAAACCGACCGGAAAATCATTATAGTGGATGATTTTCAGTATGTAATGGCCAATGAATTCATGCGGCGCGTCACGGAAAGTGACGTCGGAAATTCTGTTTTCCAAAAGTATAATGAAATCGCATTTAATGCGTGGAGTATTTTGAAGGCGGCGAATGAATTGCCGGATGATGTCCGGGTATACATATTGACTCATTCGCAAACCGACGATTTCGGAACGACAAAAATAAAGACACTCGGAAAACTTTTGGATGATAAAATTGTCCTAGAAGGAATGGTGCCAATAGTACTCAAGACCGAAATTGTCGAGCGCCGAAATGTTTTCCGCACGGTAAATTCTGGGCGCGACACGGTCAAGACCCCGATGGGCATGTTTAACGATGAATACATCGACAATGACCTTAAAATCGTGGATAATGCAATATTGCAATATATCTAGTCACCCGTTGTGGGATTTTTCGCAAAAAAAGGAAAGTATTATGAAATTAATTTTTGACTCCAAGGCTGCGCGTGCATCTGATGCTGGCGGGGTTATCCGCGAAAGCGGCAAATACGATGGCTTGACAATCACTCGGGCAGAAATACTCAAATCCCTGAAGGGGACTGTCGGCTTGGGCCTGTCGGTGCAAAATGCCTACGGGCAGTCCTGCAATTACCTTAACATTTGGCACACCCGCGGCAGCGGGGAATATTTATCCGGGTGGAGAACGATTTCTAAAATAATGGCCTGCCTACGTTTAAAGACTGCGGATGAGGGTCAAATTAAAATTACCAAATGGGATAATGGCAAACCAGCGGAGGCATTTGTACCAGGGTACCCCGAAATGATGGGTAAAAAAATTGGGCTCCTGCTCCAGGAGGTGTGGGAGACAAACAGCGAGACCGGCGCAAATATTCGAAAAATGGAAATATTTGCGCCTTTTGAGGCGGGCACGGAGCTGACGGCCGCCGAAATCCTTGACCGCAAGACGGCGCCGGGGCAGCTTGGCGAGCTACTGGAGCGCATGATCGCTCAGAGTCCAGCTGACCGGCGCCAAGCGGCGGCGTCTCGCCCTGCCGCCCGCCCAGTCGTGCGCCAGTCCGCCGCTGGCGGCGCCAGTGCTGCACCCTCCCCGCGCCCTGCCACCCGCCCAGCAGCACCCGCTCCAGCCACAAGCTTCGACGACATGGACGACGACCTCCCGTTCTGACGATGCGCCACGGCCTAAAAATCGTGGCGCTGACGGTGGGTGATGCGCCCGCCGTCACGCTGCAACTGCCATCCGACCTTGTAGATCGGGTGGTAGTCCTGAGTCGCAAGCGCAATCCGGGCGCTCGCGTGCTAATGGTAGAGCTTGAGGATGCGCCGCCCAAAGGCGGCGAGCTTGCCAAGCTGGCTGGGCGGTTATGTGCCTCATCAGATTTTCGGCGCTGGATTGGCGCGGAGGATACGGATGCCGCCAGGAAATATATATTGACAACTTGCAACATTACCTCTCGCGCGTATTTGGATCACAATGCAGATGCCGCAAATATATTCCACAAAAAAATCAGGAAGCCATTTTCTGATTTTATTTATAGGATTGATTTAAATGAGTGAGGAATTTAGTATGTTTGGTAATTATGCAGCCTGCCCATGCGGAAATCATGGGTCTATATCTTTTGAGGTCGAATATGGAAAACAAGGCCGGGCAAGAACGGAGCGCATGATTGCATTTTGCCCGGCTTGCGGAATATCGGCTGAGCAGTGGGGTGATTGGTGCGTCAGCTGTTATGTGCGCCCCGAAATATCGGCAATTGAAAAGTGGAACGATTCATACGGACATCTTCCACAGCCAAAAACAAAAGACCCTATTAATGAATATATAGAGAATATTCATTTAAAAATAAATCGCAGATTAAAAGCACAAGAAGATGCCAAAAGAATTCGCGATATGGAGGAGGTGGATGATACGCCGTGGTGGCTGTCTTTTATTGGCGCAATGATTGTTTTTGGTATTGTTTTCGGTGTTTGCAAGATTATTTTTTAAAGATACTTGTCTTTTTGGTAAGCCAGCCTTGCGCTGGCTTTTTATTTTGGTATAATACCTTGACCTTTTGGAGGTATTATGCTAAGGCAGTTAATTAGTTTTACCACCTCTTTTTTGAGGCGTCCCATTGCGGACGAAGACAAGGCCAGTGGGCGGATTGCTCAAGACAATGCCGATGTCAAAGCCCTTGCGCAAAGGGCTGATAGCATCGTCAATGCCTTCGCGAATTACCCGTTATGGGTAAATATATTGGTGCTGGCGCTGTTTGCCGGTATCGCTTATATTTTCGCATGGGCCGAAATGTGCCGCCTTGCAGACGCGATGGAGGCGGCGGAAATATCCGCATCCAATCACCGGATGCTAGGGTACGGCATGCCGATTGTCGTCGCCTTCGGAATGATTTCGGCCAAGCAGGCATTTAATGTGGCCGCTGGAATGTATGAGGGGTACTTATCCAAGGGGTTTGCGGCTCTTATGGGTATTGCCTCAATTTTTCTTTTGGCGGTTGTTTTTAATAATTCCCGTGTGGCTTTGAATAAATCAGAGATTGCAATCGAGCAAAAAATATCAGACAAAAGAGAATATATTAAGCAGCTCGAAAAGGACATAGCCACCAAAAGAGAATATGCGAAGTCGCAAAGCTTGCTTGCTGCGGCATCGCTGGCTAATAAGTGGCATAAGGACGAGGATACGGCCAATGCCGCCGCCGCCGCCGCCGATGCTCGGGCAGCGGTAAGGGCGGCGGATGAAATGAGCCGAGATTTGCAAAAGGCTCGGCTGTCGTCTACGGGTGTCAGCGACAAAATGGCCATGAAAGGCAGTGCGCTAGTAACCGAAATATGGCACGATGTATTATCTGCCGCATTCATGCTAATATCTTGGCTAAGTACCAAAATGTGTGGACGCTTAATATATATTATTAAGCGTCAAATAGCATTGGGGGGCGATGTCATGCGAGCTACTCCTGAGCTGGTGGCTGGTGGCGTACACACCGCCAAGGGCGCCACGTACGATGCCCCCGAGGTGATTGCAGCACTACAAGCCCAGCGGCCGCTCCCCGCTGCGCCTCAGCAGCAGCCAGCGCCAGCACAGATCGAGCGCACTGCAACTGCAACCCGCGTCCGCCCGTCCCGCGCCCATCTTGCAAGCATGCGCCCGGCAATGGCCGGATCAGTCGCGGTGAGTGATGTCGCAGACGACTTGCCCCCACTGCCACTGCCACACGATGGAGATGATGGTGATGAGGCTGCGACTGCAACGGATGGCCCATCTGTTGCAGTCGCGCCCGCCACAGTTGCAGCCCGCCCACCCCAGCGCGTCGCAGTGGGTGGACTGCAATCCGTCATCATGGCCATCGTCGCAGACCCCCCGATTGCAGACGGCACCCACCCCGTCGCAGAGGCGGTGAGCACCCGCTCGGTGCGCAAGGCGTGCGAGGCCATGCAGATTGTGGCGGGCGGGGAGGCGTCAGTTCAAGCCGCGCTCGCCGAGCTGGAGAGCGCGGGCCTGCTCATCACGGGGCCGCGTGGAGCCCGGCTGCTGACGGATGATATGCGCCAATGGCGGCAAGTCACGCGCCGCGTCGGAGTCGAGCCGGACGGCCCTGCTGCCAGCCCACTCGATGTGGCGCGGACGATTATCGACAAAATACGCAAAGGCGAAAATAATGAGGTGTAGATGCAATAGTCATGACATGTGGGCGGAAGTTAAAACTGGGTTTGTTGATAATACTAGATATTATTGCGCCAGGTTAAAATGCAAAAAATGCGGCTCCATATATAAATGGGGCGGCTGGCACCTTGGGAAGGGATTTGCAATAAAGGCGGCCTGGAAGATGTATTTCTCCAAAAATAAATCTGCCCCCACTTATTTGCAGCCTGTATCGATGTTGGTGCTAGTGCTAGTGCTAGTGCTGGCAATAACACACTAAAGCGCGTGGTCTTTCCATCCCCCACTAATCGGAACGATTACAGTGCACCGCAGTGCTGAACAACAACCCCGGAGAGACACCATGCAAATCGCCCTGATCCACAAGTACTTCGGCCCCGCCCACCTGGAGGCCGTCAAGGCTGAGATGATGGTGATGGGCGCTCCGGTGATTAAGGCTGTCTGGATGGAGTGCTACGGCGCATGGGCCGCTCTGGAGGGATGCCACCGCATCCGGGCCGCTCAGGCGCTTGGCCTGATCCCAGAAATCGAAGAAATAGAGTACAGTGACGAAATAACGACCGAAGAACTTGGTCTTGATTTTGGCGGAGATGTTTGGACGGTCGCCGAAATTGCCGACGGCGTGCCTCACTCCGCAGTTATCCATTTTGAGGATTGATCATGCACAAGACAGGAGATATTGTTATCTGCCCCATCCAAACCCCGGAATACTTTGACGGCCTGGCGCAGCGTCACGGCAAAACCGGCGCAGAGCTGGCCGTGATGCTGGGGCGCTCAGGCAGCCCGCAGGCGCTACGAAACGCCTGGAGCCGCATCAAGACAGGCCGGCATCCTCTCAGCCCGCTTGAGCACGCCGGGTTACTGCTGGCCCTTGGTGAGCACCCAGCTTACAGGCTGGAGCCACGGTAGCCCGCCCCCCCGACTTCGCAAGCGGCCCGCACGAGCGGGCTTTTTCTTTTCCGAGTGAAGCGAAGGGGCTTGCGTTCTGTTTGGTGTTTGTGTAAACTGCAAAGCATCGAACAACGCAACGGAGCAACGAAATGGCAACCATCAAGCAAGTCCGCGAATTTTGCGCAAAGACTTTTCCGCGTTACAAAATTGACAAGGATGGGCGCATTGAACGCTGGCAAACAGAAACCATCATGTGCGGGACAAACAAAGACAATTGTTGGACAAGCCCGCGAGGATGGCATTTTGCAGGATGGCTTGACGTGTGCCAAAAAGTTGGCCCAGATGTTTTGCTGACCACGATTGAGCGCGAGTTATTGGATCCACGCCATCCTGCGGTGTTTGCAGCATGAGAGGCGGCCCCCGCGAAGCCTGCCGAGTTGATCCAGCCAAGCGCCGCAAACAACCAGCAGTAAGCCTGCCAAGCGACCTGATGGATGAGATCAAGGCGGCAGCAAGCCGGCTCGGCATCCCAGCATCTCGCGCGCACGAACAAGCGCTGCGGGAATGGCTGTTAAAGCAGCCCGGGCGGGGCAGCGCTGCGCGATTTGTTGGAGATGTTGCTGAGGCGGTTGGTATGACGATGGGCGATCCCATCGCCGACATTGTTGCCAAAGTCAAGCTTGTGTCGGCAATTGCGGAGGGCGTTGGGCTTGCCCCACAAGAGCCGGGAGAAATCCGTGCATTTGTTGGTCTGAATATGACCGGTTTGAAATTTGGAGTCGAAGGCGGCGAGCCAAGCGATGGCGATGTTTACACGCTCACAGGGCACGACCTGGCGGCGGCTTTCCGTGATTGGTTCGACCTCGATTAACAGCAAGTTAGGAGATTTTGCATTGTGATACTCAGAGGATGAGGCGAAAAATGCTTGCGATGGCGCGCAAGCTGGCCAAGGAGCCCTTGGCGACAAGACGCCGCGCCCAAGCGATGGCTAACGCCAAGTTAGCCTGATGCGAAGCGGTCAGGCTGAACGACCGGTTAAGCCGCATATTCCCCTGCGTGGCGTGCGGACTGTGAAATAAAAAAACATTTGATTATTAGGAGATTGCCATGGTTGGTAAAGTTGTAAGTTTGCACGGAAATCAAGATGTGCCAGAAAACCCGCTTAGCTTGAGGTGACGGCGTGGTAATTGGTATCCGCACCGAAATTTATTCCAGAACGCATCCATCAAATACGCTTGCGTGTGTGGATGCGGTTTATTTTCTTATTGTGCGAGGTTGAAATTCATGAGACTTCACCAAAATGATTTAACCCGAATAACTGATTTATGTCAGCGAGGTGAAATAACACCAGACCAAGCCAATGTTATGATGGTTCTGGATCGGCGCGTGCTTTTGGTTGATTACAAAATACCAGCAACAGTTCGTCGCGCGTTAAATGCTGCCGTTAAGTCCGGTGATCTTGGCCACAAGAAAAAAGATGGGCGCAAACCAGAGGTGTATTTTCATCCGAAATTTGAACACTTGGCCAAAGAAGAACGCTCAAAATATGAGCGCCATCTTATAAACTGCCTTTCTCGCGTTACCGGATAGCTTTGGCTCAACGCATGTTAGGCAAAAATTAAATGGCTACATACACCCACAAATGACAAAAGCGCCTATAAATGGCGCTTTGTGGGCGTTTAAATATGGCAATTTAGTGGCCGTCTATTTGCGTGTCAGCCAAAGCAGAATCAGCCCCGCAAAAATACCACCCAGCCACCGCAGCAGGCCGGCAAAAGCGTCCTGCTTCAGCGCTTTTATTTCCTCGGCTTGAGTGTCTAAACGTTTAGCCTGCAAATCAATTTGTCTTTGTAATCCAGATATTATCTCCCCCATTTCCGCCAGTCTGGTCACGCCGTCGGCCATTTTTTCAAGCGACTTTTCCACATGCTCCATTTGCACCTGGAGTCTTGCGATTTCAACATTTTCATCTTGAGTCATTTAATTTATCCTATAAGCCGTGATCCCGAAGCCGGAGCTATATGGATTTCCGGCTGATGATGTAATATTGCAATAAACCGTTTGCGCTGTATATAAATACAAATCACAGAATGGTGCTGACATCAATATATTAGATGGAGCGCAAGAGGTAAAGGTTTTGATGTCAGCACCAAGAGCATCGCTTGCAAGCGACGATGTCACCAAAGCGCTGGCGGTAGCCCCTCCGGCATAAATTAATCCATCTATTGATTTAGTGCATGGTGGCGCTACGGACGCCACAGATGTGGCTGACCATGACGTGATTGTATTAGATTGTAAAATTACAGATACATTTTTTAAAGATATTTTATCGTCTGCCTGCTTAAAGGCTACCAAATTACCATTTGGCGCCGTCTTGCCTGCCCATATTAAAATGCTGTGCAAATAGCCAGACGGCATATTTAATCCTGGATATATTGGCGCACCAGATCCCGATATTGTGCCCAAGCATGCCCAAGCCAAGGCTGATGGATTATATATTGCATAAATGTATAAATTTCCAGATGCCGGCATGGCGCCGGTATCCATGCCATTAGCTCCTACATTTGATCCGGTAAATGTCAATGATAAATTTGATCCAAGTATTACTTTTCCCCCTGGGGATTGCTTGGCAATTAATTCATAGGCCGTAAATGCCGCCACTTTAGACGCCCCGTCCGCCCACCCGCGCAGCTGACGGATATACCCTAGAGCTGGCGCTCTGCGCTGATATGCCGATGCATCAGCGAGCCCAATAGATCCGGCCCATAGATCCCATTCCGTCCCGCCTCTTGACATTAATAATGCGCTATCTCCGGGGTATAAGGTGATGCTCCTCAGGGATGTGCTATACCCATTTGGCCCAGAGTATGAATAAATAAAATCGGTAGATGTGTTGCCAACAGTAATGGTAACAGCAGATACTGCTGCGGCATAAATACACAACGCCTTGCCTGCGTGCGATGAATTTAAACCGGTCGGCAAAGTGACGGCGCCAGATGCCTGTACCGCTTGACCAAATAAACTCGTGGATATTGCGCCTGAAAATGTGGCGGATACCCCGGCAAAATTACCGGAAAGACCCCTGAGCGAGTAGGTGGATGGATTTAACGGCGCACCAGAAGGCGAACTCACCCATGGTGTTGATTTACTCATTTACAGCCCTTATTGATGCGTAAACGGATGTAATGACGGAAGATGGGGTAATGGCAATTACCGCCCGCCGGATATTACCAGGGACGGATATTGGCTCAAAAATCCAAGTCGATTCGTCCGTCGGATTTGCGCCATTTGTCGCCAAAATATCAAAATAATCTGGATTATCGCCAGGCCAAGACCATGTTATTGTAATCCACTGAGTTATATTTACAGACGGATTCCCGCCCCCATAAGATACCCCATCGCGCCAATCGCTTTCTCCCAGTGCAAAATCGCCAGAATTTACAGTCGGCTTGCTACTGGATACCGCTATTGTCACATTTGATGGCGACGGGATGGATTGCTGCAAAAAAACAGAAATAGGATCTATTGCGCTTAAATCTTGGGCGCCAGATCCAAATATATTATAAGACTGGAGCTTTATAAAAAATGTGCTGTGGATTAAATTTGGTGGAATTGAGTATTTAAAAAAAGCGTCGTCCAGGCGGGCGAAGCCAGCGCCAGCAGCGGCGGCGGCCGGGGTGGTGTTGTATTTGCCGCGCCCCAATGTCGTCAAGGCGTAAGCCCCAGCGCCCGTCATGGTGGCGGTCTGATAGGTGACAGCCTCTCCGGCCACGTCGCACAGGGTGGCCATGCCGGCTGCGGCGGATGCGCTGGCGCTGGCCAAGGCTAGTGACGCATCAGACAGCATCACGGCCAAAGTGCTTGATGTGTCTGGATCGGCCACCGACGGTAGATCCGCCGCTAGCGTGCCATACCGAGCCCGCTGGGTAATCTGTCCCGTGCGCTGATAGCTGGCGCCCCCGTCGGAGCTTACCCATACGTAGCACCCTCCCCAATACTCTCTGCCCGATGTGCCGATCCATACCTGGGGTGTGCCACCAGTCATCGTGGTGGGGGGGGTGTAAATGTATGGAGCCAGGCAGTCGCCAGGATCTACGTCAGTCGTCTGGCCCGTGGGGGCCGCAATCCCGCCTGACGCAGTGGCACCCCCAGCACTGCCGATCCCGCCTGACGCGGTAGATGAGTCGCCCGCATTGGTGCCGTACAGCGTCGGGCTGAGTACTCCAAGCGGCCAATCTTCGGCGGCTATCGTGCACCCTTCAGCTTCATCCATACCCTCCGCCGGAGTGTCTATGCTTATTATCATTACCGGCAAAGCCGTCATTCCGTAATCGACATTTGTCAATGTCAATAAATCAAATGGCTCCAAAAACAACGAGTAACACCACCCTAATTTAAATTCGTATTTATTTCTTACGTATATTGACCTTAGATTTTTTAATGACGAAATAGCGCCAGCGTGGCCACCATCAGTAATCAATCTCATCGAGCTAACGCCAGCTACTTTGGGGCCGTTTAATGATGCGTCCGCCTGGTCGTAATTTTGGGCGGTTGCTAAATTATACTCATTGGTTGCATCCATGTATTCAACAGGATGAGAATTATATATTTCAGACGGTGCGGTTGTTGTTATTTTTATTGCTTGGCCTTTTACATTTCCATTTTCATCGACGACGCCAAGAAAATCATCATCCACAATATCAAATACCGGCGAAGTGTTTGGTGTGTATGTATATCCATTGCCGGATATGGGCCAGGCACAATAAGGTCTGACATCAAGCGCCATGTCGGCGGTGGTGGCGTGCCAGGATAGCTCGGCATGGGTGGCGTCAAGCACCTTGCCGAGTTGGCTTGCCATGTCTGCCTGGTCGGTAAATGCCCCTGATATGCCAAACGCCATTGCCCCGCAAAAATTACCATAGCTGGCCGCGCCGCTGGAAAAATTCGCAAACGCCCCGGCCCGCCACCCAATACCGTATATTGGATTGGTCAGCATGTCCGTGATAACCGACGGCGGAAATGCCTTGCCGGACATTACCGTAGGCATTGATATTGACAGCAAAAAAGATCCGATATTATCTGGTAAATTAAAATCATTTACGCCGATAGTAATCGCCACGGCATTGGCTGGCCTTTGAAAAGTACCGCCAATGCCTATAAATATTTTTTTAATAATGGCGCCGGATGAATTTATCCACGCCCCGACCAGTGCGGCAAATGGAGCATCAACCCAATTACCAATCCAGCCCCATGCGCCACTACCAGCCGGGGTCACGGTATACCCGCTTACGCCCCCGTTAATATTTATGGTGCCGCTGGCGCTGATTTGCACCCATGGCCCCGTGACTGGTATATTTACCGGGCTTGTGCCTGATGTGGCATATCCAGCCCACGGCATAGCCGTGCCAGGCACCGAGATACTCGACGCATTAAATCCGCCAGACAGCACCCCATGCACCTCAAGATTAATATTGGGCAATCCCCCAGATGATCCTAATGGTAGACTGGGGTGGCACACATAAGATAGCCCCGAGTATGGCAGCGCTTTGGATGGGTGCTTTGATGCCCATATGGGCCACGCGGCGCCGGGGGAATCACCTGGGTAAATTGATAAACCCATAGCCGACGCGGTGGTCAATTCCGTGCCGCTCCACACCATCCCAATGCCGCCAATTGGGCCGTGACAAACTCCGGCTATTATCCCGGCGTAATAATTATATGACGACACTTGCGAATGACCGCCGTCCAAACCCTTCCCGCCACCAGTATCTGTATAATTTGCTTGACTATAAAAATCATCGTAATCGATTAAATTCCACGCGATGCGCGTAGTGCCATATACTACCGGGATGCAATTACCAAATGTAGATGACGACACTTGCAGAGACGCAAGCTGAGTAACTGGCGCCGCGCCGCTGGTTTTTGGTGCAAATAATCCACTCATGCTTTAATCTCCCAAAACCCAGCTAATCGAGTCTTTAATATTGGATTTGTTTCGGCATCATCCAGTACTACCATTTTTGCTGGCCGATATGCGTGTATTATTTTGGGCCACTCGATTATCATGGCGCCATGAGATATGCATCGCCCAAAATTGAATAAAGCAATATCCCCCGGTAGCGGTAAAGATGATTTTTTATACGCGTACCTTTCGACGGTGGCCTGAAACTTGCTTACAGAGTTATGCAACATCCAATCCGCCGGATAATCTCCAGGATCAATCCAATCAATCGCGCCCACGCGGTGCGCCGCCAGCGCCAGCAGCTGCCCGCAATCCACCCCAGCACCCTTGACGGTGCCGCGATGCATCCACGGCGTGCCAATCCACGTCATGGCCTCTTGTACAAGCCTGGATCTGGTGACGTCATCAATCATTGGGCTGTCTCCGCACGAGGGATATACGGCTCCGCCGAAAAATGGGCCAAGTTGCCATATGCACTGCATGCCGCTTGGGTGCGGCCACATCCGCGCATTACCTTTATCGACTCGCCGGAGGATAGCTTGGCACTAAATGGCACCATAAGCACTAATGTCGAGCCGGACGAATTTATCACTGGCCTACATTCTCCCGTCGATACTCGCGTGACATTTCCGAGCGCCCAATATCCGGCAGATTGCGCCGCAAGGGTCGTGACGATTGTCGCCCGGTCTGTCCCGGTGGATACTGCGGCCGTTGATGTATATGATGCAGCACTCAATCCGCAGCCCACATCGCAAAAACTATTTCGGCACATCGCCGAATAAACATTACGAGGAAATTGTTTTTGCAATAAAACATGATCAGATTTAACATGCAAAACCGAATGAAATCCGCCGACATCGTTTGAATCGATGTAGCCCGCGAATTCCACGACATAATCCCATCCAGTTGGCAATAAAACAGCTCTTTTAATAATTACTCTTGCATTATCTAATATATTAGAGCGCAATAATACCGGAATAAAAAAGCCCAAAAGCACAGAATCTGAATCATGAAAAATATCAATATCAAGAGTTTGAACCTCGGAGCCCTTGGCGACGCGCGATGCGCCTTTGGAAAAAATTGGCGTGCTGGCGCTGGTGGCCGGGGATGCGTATGTTACGCCGCCAAGCGTCACGTTAGCATCATACCCGGTGATATTTGCTGTCACGCCTGATGTGGTGGTGATCGAGTAACACAACGCAAAAACAAGGGGGTTGCTTTTGTTTCTAGAAAAGTTCACCAGTGCCGCAGTACATTCTTTCATGATTTAATTCTTCAGTGAAATCATCTCAAAACTTTTACCGGTAAAAACTTGGTCAAGCGCTTGAGTTATTGATAATTCATCACTTGAGAATCTTACCAATTTATTGCTTACTCCAGTCCAGCGGAAAATTGTCCCGATGATGGCATTTGTGTTTAAGGTAAGCACCCCGGTTGTTGTATTTAAACTATATAGACTCGGAGATATTGTTGACCACGCACCGGAAATGTATTGATCAAAAGAATATGAGGAAATATATGCGGCGTTTTTACCTTCGCCGTCAAGCACCTGGAAGTTATTGACTCGGCCTGTCGCTGCGGTGGCGAAAGCATATTGGCTAACGCCCCCGGAAATCGCGTCCCGAAGCAAAAATGGTTTAAGCGAGCCCTGCTGCTGATCAAAAAAGTTGCATAGCATCACCACCTCCGACAGCTGACCTGCAAGCAACCGCCGCTGGCCGCGCAGGAGGTTGGCGGTGAGCGAGTACGCCCATCGGGGGCTGCTGCGATAGCTGGCTCGCTGCTCCATCCCACTGGGGCTTACCTGGGTGATGGTCGCCCACTGCGTCACCCTGTCTCGGGTGATGTCCCATCCGGGCAGGTCTGGCAGCAGGGGGTAAGGCAGGCTCATGATGTGCGACGGTTGGCGGTGGCGGTCTTGACTATTTTAAGCAGGGTGGCTTGATGCTTGCTTAGGGCGCGTGCGGCATCGTCGCCGCTTAGAGCATGAGCATGCAGATGGATGGGTGGCATTGCTGGCGCCGTCTGAGCCTGTTGCATCTGCTGCGCAGCCTGGGCTTGGGCAGCATACCCGCCAGCCATTGACGGCGGCGCCATGCGGCTCAATCCGCCCGTCTTGATGGCGTCGCGCAGCGGGGCCGCAATATGGCGCGGGAGCACCATCTCCTGCTCGTGGAGCTGAGTCAATGGATTGACCCCCGCCGGGATGTCATAGCCACCTGCCGCGCTTGCAATCGCTCCAAATCCAGCCGCAGTGGACATCATCGCCGCGCCAAATTCCGGCGCCGTGAGATTAAGCGGGTATGGCGCCAGGGCCATTGATGCTACTGCATTGGCCCCGGCCAGCCCGGCGGCGCTGGCGGCCTCCTCGGTGGCGGTGGTCTTACCCACCACTTGCATTTCAATTTGATTTGCAATCCATTTTCCTAGCAACTGCTCGCCAGTTTGGAGACCCAATTGTAATACCCCATTAAATAGGGATTTCGCCAAGTCTCCGACTGATTTTATTTGCGTCCCAATTTTGCTGAATGTGCCGGAAAATACATTCCCAACGCCATTACTGAAATCTATCAGGATTTTATTAGATTCCAATATGGATTTATTGCGTATTTGAGATATGGCGGTTTGGTGTTGGGTTTCTAGCGCTTCAATTTTGGCATTGGCTTGGGCAAATGCGACGGGATCTTTGTCCTCATTTATTTCCTTCTTTTCGCGCTCTAGTGCTGCCTTTTTTATTGCGTATTTTTTATTTTCAAAATTAGTTTCTTGCGCCAGCAATTGCGCTTGCGTCATCAATCCGAGAGATACCCTTAATTGCGCGGCCTGCTGCTCCGCATCCACTTCGGCCAATTCGACGGCATCTTTTTTTTGTGCTGCTATTTCTTTTATTTTTTTGCGCTGCTCATCAGCAGCCAGTTGTGCCTCTGCAAGAGAGTTTTGCGCTGCAATTGCCTGTTTGGATTTTTCACCGTATATTTTAACGGTCGCCTCCATTTCCCTCCGAACAATATCAACTTTTTTTTCTGCATTTTTTCCAGCAGCCTTTTCTTCTCCTTTCATGGCCTCCATTTGTTTTTCATATTCATCTTTCGCTATTTGGGTTGTTAAATCTCCCATTTTTTTCTTTATTTCAAGATAGTCTTTCGATCCTATTTTTGCAGCATCAAGCTTTTTCTTCCAAAAATTCAACTCAAAAACATGCTCAGCCTCGCCAAGCTGTTCATTTTTGGCTTTTTGCTGCGCTAACTCGCTTTCGTATTGAGGCATTTTGGATGCCTCTTGCTTTTCCTTTTTGGGCTCGGTAATTTTTTTGTACTTCTCTTTTTCCTCGGCAACGGCTGCATCAATTTCCCACTGCTTCGCGCCAGCTTCCGCCCCCTCTTGCTTGACCTTGGCGATTGCCTGCTCAAGCTTCAGTCTGCGCTCATTTTCTGGCATGTATTTGAGCAGTTTGGAGCTTGAGCTATCTAATTCCCCTCCATACTTTTTTTGCCATTCGTGCATGGCTTGCACTTGCTTATTTTCCTCAGCGGCTTTTTTGGTGCGGTCATCTTGGGCTTTGGCCTGAGCCTTGAGGGCTTGCAATCGATCCCACTCGGCAGTAGTAATCTCCCCAAGCTCTGCCTTTTCCTGGAGTTTGGATATTTCTGAGTTTTTAGCCTCAGCGCCAAAGCGCATCAAAGCATTTAATGCGCTATTAAACGTATCTTTTACAGCAGTCCACGCTTTTACAATATATCCGGCATTTTCTTGCAAATGCTTTGCAGCGGTATTGCTGGCCTCTGCAAGTGCGTCCTGAGCAATCTGGGCGGCCTTTTCTTTGTCGCCCAATTCCATCGCCGCTTGAATTTGTTTATATGTAGATACTGTTAAAAAATTAAATGATTCATTTAATTTAACCGACGCATTAAGGGGGTCTTTCCCAAGCTCCGAAAATTTCTTGGCGGTCTCCTCCACCGCCGGGCCACCAGCTCGCTCAAGATTGATGGCGGCATTTACCGCTTTACTCAGCGCCTCCTCCGACATATGCCCACCCTCGGCAAAATCACCGATGGCTTGCATTATTTTGACGCGAGTTGCTGAGGTGGATGATTCGGCGGATGAGGTTAATGCCTCAATACCATCTTTGGTAAGTCCCATGGCATTGCCGGTGAGTATTAGCCGCTTTTGCAGCTCCTCCTCCGCGCTGACGCCTTGATATACCGCGTAAGACAGACCCACCACCGCAGCGGCGCTCAGCGCCAGCGGGTTTATCATTTGACCAAGGTAGGCGGTAATGGCTTTCCCAGCGGTGGTCATATTCCCAAACTCGTTTGTTAGCTGAGCATAATGTTGTGCCGCAATCATTTGCAGTGGCGCCCCCGTCATAAGCTGCTCGCCGATTGAGCGCAAATGATGGGGCATGTACATCATGGATTGATCTGCGTAATATGCACTCATACCCATTGAGCGCATTTCTTCTTTTACGCTACTTATTGTGGGTAATAGGCTAAATCCAGATTCTTTTACCGCAACCAACGCCCCTTTTGATTCTATCGCTATTTTGTTTCGTATTTGAGTAATACTCGCTTGATGTTGGGTCTCCAGCGCTTCGAGTTTGGAATTTATTTGTGCATATCTTACGGGGTCTTTTGATTCATCGACTTGAGTGCGACCAATAGATTCTTTTTTTATCGCATATCGGCGGTCCTCAAATTCAATTTCTTGTTTTAATAATTGCTCCAGTGACGCTTTTTTTAAAGACACCTCAAGCTGAGCTGCGGCCCGCTCCACCTCGATGGCCGCTAGCGCCGCCTCGTCCTGCCGCTGTAAATTAATCAATTGCAGCTGCGCCGCCTGGTCGGCCGCCTGTTTTTTGGCGGCAAGGACGACCTGCTCCGCAGAGGCCGCCTCTTTTGAGGACTCACCAAAATACTTTATTTTTAAATCGCGCTCGCGCTCTGATATTTTTAATATCTCTGCCGAATTGGCTGCAAATTGCTCACGCGCATTTTGCAGCGCTTGATTTAATTTATTAAACTCCACCATATCAATGGGTGGAATTTTAATTGGCGGTATTGCTGGCAGGGCTACATCCGGCACCTTAATAGGATCAATCGGCGGGATCGATACCTTTGGCCCTTCAATCGGCGGCATTTTTACAAACCGACCAAACTCATCCCGGATTTTCGTGGATGCTTTTTTGGTGGCCTCTGCCGCATCATCTAGAGCAGCCTCCAATCCGGACGCATCGCCGGAGATAATGATCTTTGCTTCCTGTTCCATTTTATAAACTCAATCCATTATCTTTTAGCATTTTATCCATTTCGTCCCTAGTAATTGTTTCCGCAGGAAAGCCATCAGCCCCACTTAATGGATCATTATTACCGGGAGATTGCGATTGTAAATTGGCCGTACCCGCAAAAATGGCGATGGAGACATGGGCGGGCGGGTATCGCTGCCAATGTCTACGCATCGCCTTGTATGTGCTCCAGTCGCACCCGGACATGATGTAATCCCACGTCCAGCCACAACCGGCGGCCAGCTCGGCCGCCACATCCTCTATCAGGTCGTGCCAGCCAGCTCCCCCAGCGGTGGTGCCTCGCTTGCCGGGTCGGCGGCCTCGGTCATGCCCACCAGGCCCACCAGGCATGCCACCAGGGCGGCGTAGCTCTGCAAGGTGATGTACTCATCGAGCAAGGCCCGCGCTGCCGAGGGCGTCATGTCCGGGTGCTTGCGCTTGAGGCTGGCGCTGGTGGCTGCGACGATCACATCACCGTGAGAGGCAATCTTACCGATGGTGCACCCGGCGCGCAGGTCATTGGCCGCCGCTTCGAGCGCCGCCCCCAAATCCATAATGGCCCCAAAAGGGAGGGGGGATAGAGTATAGCCAGGGATAATGTGTTTATTTTGCAGCATGACCATTACTCCGAAATGTAAATATAACCGAGCGTCGTCCCGGTGGCCATATCGGCAAATGCCTCAAACTCCATATTTTGCGAGGAGTAATCATCATTTTTGGCTGCGAGCAGCGCCAGTTTCGGAAACACCACATTAAGCAGCACGATCAAAACAGATTTGCCTTGATATTTGGTGTAATAGACCAGCTTGCAAACCGGCCCCGACCCCATGCTAATATTGTCGAGGCTGATATTTTTCGCCGCTGGCGCCGCCATTGAGTAAAGCGATTTATTAAAAACGGTTTTGCCTTCGTCCGCAACGGCAAAGGTATATACACCATTTGCGACAGAGTATTGGCCAGTGGCCGGGGCCGATGCCACGCACTCCATCGGACGGCCGGCAGAATCCAGCATACCGAGATCCTCGACCCACGTCGCACCCGTCGGCAAAAGGGTGGTCACATCGACTGTGACGGGTGATGCGCTGGGTATTTGTATGCCAGCGGCGGGAGTTGAGTAGACCTGCTGTATTGTCCCAGCCGTCATTGTGCCGCCAGCCCAAATATCTCGGATAAGACGGCCATTAATCAAGCCAGTAACTTTGCCGCTGGCTTTTGTCTTGCCTGGTGCGGCATATAATGCAAATCGTCCGACGCCGTGGAATGTCTTAAAATCCGAGTCAAGTGAAAAATCAAACGACTGCTGGCCCGGAATGGTCTGCGGCGTAGGATTGGCAATGGAATTACCAGAGCTATCCATAATCGGCTTAATTGACGTCGAGCCACTGCCAAATGCAATCATGGTCATTGTGTATCTCCAGCCGCCTCGGCGGCAATGATGACGATTGGCACAATGGCGACCTCTTTGTCACCCAAAGTGCCCTCAAAAGTTTGGATTTGCCCCTCGATTCGAATATCGACCACGCCTGAAATACCCAAAGTACACCGCCCTGATAATGTATTTGCGTCGGGTTTTAATGCCCAGCAAATAATATCCAGCAATGGATTTAGAATCTCTGATGGGGATTTACTGGGATCATCGGTGCCGACGTATACCCACAGCTTGCCGTGCAAGTGATGGCGCGATGGCTGGCCCGTCTTGCGGTCTACGGTCTCCTCGCCCTGGGTCATGTACAAGGCAGGCATGGCCGCCAGATCGACGGCAGACCACATCACCAGCCGCCGAGAGGCGGTCGCAAATGCCGCTGAGCCATCTGGCAGCGCCAGCCCAGACACCGCCCGCCACACGGCCGACCACAGCGCCTCACGGATCACAGTAGCGCCTCCAGCTCATCGAGTGCGCGTCGCTCCTCGCTCTCGATGGCGCCATCGACCACCTTGTCAGTCAGCGCGGACCGCAAAAATGAGCGCTCCAGCAAGGTGACGGTGCGGGGGTGGGCGCGAACCGCTTGCTGCACCGGCGCCGCCAGCGGGCGACCAAAGATGCGCTTGACTGTGCGCATGTGCTCGGCCACCTGCTGGGTATATGTGCCACCCCACTCGTGAGCTGCGCCATACGCCATTGGCTTGCGCCCGCCGGCCCCCGTGAGGTCTGCTGTACCCACCGTGCCAAAGACGGCATCACCCTCACGGTACACGCGCACGGACTGCGCCACGGATCGCGCCAAGGTGCCTGTCTGGCGCTTGAGTACCTGCCCGGACAGCTTGGTCTTGACGCTGGCCTCCATCACCAGCATGGCCATGCGCATGACCATGCGCTCCACCACTTCCCGCCCCCCCGGCTTTGCCTGAGTAAATCGGTAGGCGATTGATCCAAACCCGATCAGCTCGGTCTTGATCATGTCGGCCATGTGACCCTCCGGTAAGACGCGAGTACCTGGGTGGTGTACTCGGTGAGCCCATCGCTGCGATACGACACGGACTGCCCAGCCAACCCCTCGGACGCCACGCCGATCTTGTCGCGGCGCTTGTACATGCGCAGCACCTCTTGCAAGCACGCGGCTTGCAAGTCATCGGGGATGGTGCCGGGGGTGTACCCGGCGGTGTAGGCCACTTGGACATTGCCCAAGCCTACGCGGGGGATGTATGCGCTTGACAGCGCCAGCAAGCGGTCATCCACCATGCGCCATCCCGGCGACAGCATGTATGGCGACGCCGGGACTTGGACGCCGTCCACGATTACCGAGGACACCTCCGTCACCGGCCACTCTCGCAGCTCGATCACAGGCTTGCCTCGCCCCGACAAGGCATCGGAGCGAGGGGCTGAAGCGAGGGTGCGGTTGCAATAATTGGCCATGGCCGCGCTGGCGCTGGTGATGAGCTGGGTAATGAGCGCATCCTGGGTGTCTGTGGTGACGCCCAGATAAGCCTTGGCGGCGGCTAAGGTGATGAGTGCGGCCATGGTGGCGATTAGGGCGACACAATGCCCGTAATGACCCCCAGCGACGGCGGGAAGTAGTGCTGTAGCACCTGATCGGTGTAGACGCCATACTCGTAGCGCCGGTCATTGAGCGGCCACTCGATCTGGTAGTAGTCTCGACGGCACTTGATCTGCATCACAGTCCCGACGCCTTGCACATAGGCTGGCAGCTCATCCGTCACCGCCAGCATGGTGCCCGGCACCATATTTGGATGCACTTCGAGCACTACGATTTGGGCCGTGATTGGATTGACGTAGCGCCCAAAGGTCTTGCCGATGGTCAGATCACCAGGGGATTGCGGATCGACAAAAAAGGTGATATTGGGGTTTGCTTGGCCCATCACCAGACTGCGGGTGGCTCGCATCTCGCGCCAGTGCATGTAGATCTTGGTGGGGCTGAGGAGGTACTGGTCATACATGGTGCCCAGCATGTCATCGATCTGCGCGATGCCGCCACCCGCGCCGCTCAGGGCGCCGCCGACATACTTGCGATAGCTCCCGCTACCATTGGTGGCGGCAATTGTCAATAAGCCATCGTGCTCGTGGGCATTGGTCGAGTTGTCGGCCGCCCCATTGGGTACTGCACTGGCCAACTGCGCCCCGGTGGGCGCAGTGGCGGTGAAGGTGTTGGTGGGCACGGTAGTAACGCTGTGCAGGCGCTCTTGGCCGGCCGGGCCAAAAAACCAGGCATAGGCGTAAGCGCCCACTAGCGGGCCAGGCAGCGAGGCCGCGACTGATCCGCCAGCCGACACGGTGGCGGTTGCAGCAGCACTCAGGCCGGCAGTGCCTGATCCCACAGTGTCTGTCGCATTGCGCGGCAAGGTGCGGGTGATCTGGCCGCGCACGAGGGACGTGGCGGCCGAAAAGCTCTGGCCGGGCATCGCCGTATTGATCCCAGCCACATCCCAATAGGCTTGGGATGTCAGCGCCGCACAGATCACCGACCACACCCCGGCCGTGAGCGATCCGCCAGCGCCAGCGGACGCAGTTGGAGTGGGGGTAATGCCCAGCGGGAGCGAGG